TGCGAGCAATCGTACAGTCGGCACAACTCAAAGCGTTACGAGTACAAGCAGCAATTATGCAATTGTAGGCTTAGGCGTGATTGCTAACACGTTACGATTAGCGAACACAGGCACAGTCGGTTTATATTATGCGTTTGATGATGTTTCAGTAACTGCAACAACGAATGATGTGTTTTTACCTGCGGGTAGTGTTGAGTTTGTTAATGTGCCTGACTCTATGCTTGGTGTTCGCAATGTTGGCTTTATCACATCGGCAGGGTCAACGAGTTTAAATATCACGATTGGTACAGAGGTTTGATTTATGGCGATGGGTAGACCGTCAATTTATAGCCAAGAATTAGCAGTCACAATATGTGACAGGTTGATTCATGGCGAAGGATTGCGCGCTATTTGTCGTGATGATGCAATGCCATCCATATCAACAGTGATTGATTGGATTAAAAATAAAGATGACTTTTCGGCACAATACGCGAGAGCTAGAGAGCTACAGGCTGAGTTATTGCTTGATGAAATCCTAGAAATAGCCGACGATTCTAGTCAAGATGCTATTGATACAGCAAATGGAAAGGTCGCTAATACTGAATTTATTGCAAGGTCAAGATTGCGAGTAGATACCAGAAAATGGGCAATGGGTAAAATGTCGCGCAAGTTTAACGATAAGATAATTCAAGAAGTGACGGGTGCGAATGGTGACCCTATTCAACACGCTGTCAGTATCAAAATAGAGTTTGATGATGAGTGAACTTGTTGCCAAGTTCCCACCTAAAACGCGCTTTTTATTCAAACCATCACGTTACAAAGTTCTATACGGCGGTCGAGGTAGCGGTAAGTCTTGGGCAATGGCTAGGGCATTACTACTAATCGGCGCAAGCAAAAAGCTTCGTGTTTTGTGCGTTCGTGAAGTTCAAAACTCAATCGCTGAATCAGTCCATAAGCTGCTATCTCAACAGATTGAGTCTTTGGGGCTGCAATCATTCTACGAAATTCAAAACACTACTATCTTTAGTAAAATAAACGGCACTGAGTTTATCTTTGAGGGCATCAAACACAACATCACTAAGATTAAATCAATGGAGGGTATTGATGTGTGCTGGGCTGAAGAAGCTGAAGCCATTAGTGATATGTCGTGGGATGTTTTAGTGCCAACGATAAGAAAATCAGGCAGTGAAATATGGATTAGCTTTAACCCTAAATTCGATGATGATGCAACTTATGTAAGGTTTGTTAGCAATCCACCTGCTAACTGTGTCGCCATCAAAATGAATTGGACTGATAACAAGTACATATCTCAAGAATTGATTGATGAAAAGAATGATTTAAAAGAGCGCGACTTAGATAAATATCTTTGGGTATGGGAAGGCCATTGTTTAAAAGTATTAGACGGCGCTGTTTACATGGATGAAATGCGAAAGATGCGCGATGATGGGCGTATCTCTAATGTGCCTTATGAGCCGTCTAAGCCTGTTTATACATTTTGGGATTTGGGCTTTGGTGATTCGACCGCTATTTGGTTTGTGCAAATGGTGGCAATGCAATACCGAGTTATTGATTATGTCGAGGATAACCGTAAATCAATCGACCACTATGTCAGACTAATTCAAAACAAGCCTTATGTGTTTGAGCGTCATTATCTACCGCACGATGGCAGACACGCTAACCTTGCAACGGGTAAAACCATTCAAGAAATAGTCGAAGGTTTAGGCTTAAGGGTTGAGATAGTGCCGCAAATTGGCATTGATAACGGCATAAACGCGGTGCGGATGGCTATGCCGAATGTGTGGATTGATGAAAATAAGTGCAAAGAAGGCATAAAAGCCTTAGAGTATTACCATTACGAAGCGGATAAAAACGGCAATAGGCGCAACACACCAGCTCACGATTGGTCAAGTCATGGCTGCGATGCGTTTCGTTATATGGCAGTAGCGTTTAAAGAATCAGTAAAACATAAGCCGATTAAAAAAGCGTATGTACAGCATGGTTGGATGGGTTAATAGAATTTTCGGTTCGATTCCGAATCGCTGACTGAGTTGTGGTCAAGTTGTCAGGTTCGATTCCTGAACTAATAGAAATATTAGGCTGGTGCGACAGTCACTAATTACCCTATTGTCGAGATGACAACATGAAAGACGATGACAAACTGTATCAAGAGTATTGCGCTAACATCAAAGCAGACATCGAAGCAAAGAGCGACGAGCGCGAACTAATGCGCGATGACCAACGCTTTGCGGCGGGCGACCAATGGCCTGACTTAATCCGTAAAGGGCGTGAGTTAAGCGGTCGGCCTATTCAGACTATTAACCGATTACCTGCGTTTATTGACCAGATTGTCGGTGATGCGCGTCAAAACAAACCGTCTATCAAAGTTCATGCTGGCGAAGATGGCGACGAAGATATTGCAGCTATTTATGACGGCCTTATTCGCTCAATTCAAAACGAATCTAATGCTGACTTTGCTTATGATACGGCTGTTGAAAATACGGCTTGTTTCGGGTTTGGTGCGTGGCGCGTTAAGACTGATTACGAGTACGAGGATAGTTTTAATCAGATATTAATTATTGAATCAATCAGAGACCCTCTATCTGTTTATTTTGATAAGAATGCGGTATTGCCCGATTACTCAGACGCAAATCGTGTGACAGTGCGCGTTAAGATAGCGAAAGATGAGTACAAACAAAGATGGCCTAAAAAAGAAGAAAGTGACTATAACTTTGACGATTTTACGAGTGATTGGGTTGTTGATAAAGATCAAGTAATTGTCGCAGAGTATTGGCACAAAGTAGATGAGAAGGCAACACTGTACGCGGTGCAAGATTTTGAAGGAAATACACAGGTAACACTTGAGAAGCCAGAGCAAGGCTTTAATGTCGTTAATCAGCGTCAAACAACCATTACCAAAATCAAATGCTGCATGATGAGTGGTGCGGGAATCTTGGAAACTACCGACTGGGCGGGTAAATATCTACCCATTGTCGGTGTCAATGGCAAAGAGGATTTAGTAGATGGTAAGCGAACATTGCGTGGATTAGTTCGTTTCGCCAAAGACCCGCAACGGATGTACAACTACTGGCGCACAATTGACACTGAGCAAAAAGCGTTAGCTCCTAAAGCTCCTGTTTTAGTGACTGCTAAACAGATTGACGGATTTGAGCAGCAATGGCAAGACAGCCTTACATCTAACGCGCCTTATTTAACGATTAACGATGTACCTGGCGTGGCAATGCCCAATCGTATTAACGCGGGCATTATAGACAAAGGCGCAACCGAAGCAGCTTTAATGTGTGTTGACGAAATGAAGTCAACGACAGGTATCTTTAGCGCGTCATTGGGCGAACAGGATAACGAGAAGTCGGGTCGCGCAATCTTGGCGCAACAACGTAAAGGTGACACGGCAAACTTCGCCTACATTGACAACATCGCACGGGCTATCAAATGGACGGGCAAAATCATCATCGACCTGATACCTAAAATCTATGACGCGGCGCGTGTTGTTAGCGTGATGGGTAGTGATGGCAGTAAAAAGCTAGAGCGTATCAATCAAGTAGTCATGCAAAAGGGCGAACCGAAAAACATTGACTTAACGACTGGAAAATATGACCTAGTCGTGACTCAAGGCGCAAGCTACGCCACCAAGCGTATTGAAGCGTTGAATAGTTTGATTGAGTTGGCGCGAGTTTATCCACCATTGATGGAAATGGCTGGCGATATTATCGTTAAAAATATGGATTGGGACGGCGCGGAAGAAATATCAGAACGCGCTAAAAAGATGTTGCCGCCACAACTGCAAGAAAATGAAGATGAAAACGGCGAACAGAAACAACTGCCGCCTGAAGTTCAACAAATGATTGAACAAGGCAAAATGCAAATTGATGAAATGACTAAACAGATTCAATTGCTGGAAGCCGAAAAGGACGACAAAGATGACGAGCTACGTCTCAAGAAATACGAAATTGACGTAAAAGCCAACATTGAATTTGCAAAGTTAGCCAAGGATTACGGCATGAGTATTGAGGATGTATCAGCACTGATTAACGATGCTTTGAGTAATGCTGCACAACAGCCTGAGTTGCCAGAAGAAGGCGAAGTGTATCAGCACGAACAGCAAGAAGTCACGCAGCCACAGTTCGAGCAGGACGATGGCCAATTAACGCCAGAAGGTCAATCGATGGATGACCAAATGGCTATGGATTTAATGGCTCAAAATGACATGGGCGGCGGTGATATGTCGGGTGTACAATTGCCAGGCTTACAACAAGACAGCGAGATGATGTGATGGATGATTTAACATTGAAAATCAAGAACGCCAAAAAGAAGTTAAAGAAACTTCAAAAGCGACAACGTAAGCAGGATGTGCAAGGGTTTTTTAATTTTGACGCTTACATGGCAGAATCAAACGAGCTTATAAAAAAACTAGGCGATGTTTGGGCAACTGCTATTAAAGATATTTACGGCAAGGAGCATCCCATTAGTGCTGACCAATGGAGTGATGAACAGATGGCAAAGGCTAAAGAAAGCAACGCAAAGCCGTATGAAATAAACAAAATCAATCCATTGATTGGTGACATTATTAACGCGCCTGTCGAAACTGAGCGTCTAGATGTTTCCGAGCCTCCTGTTGTTTGTGATGTTGGGATAAAGCCTAGAATTATAGGCTCAATGACAATGAGCGAGTTTATAAAATGGCGCGATAAAATGGCGAGGCCGTCTTAATCATTTGACTAAATACCTGTTATAGATTATGTTTATATCACTGTTACTAGACAGTCAAAACTAGGTCGCCGTGAGGCGCGTGTAAATCCGATTCAAGGAAACCCAATCCCATGAGTGATACTACTCAGTCTGATGTCGTTGTGGACTCATCACCACAGGTCGAAGAAGTTATTGAAGCTCCGATTGTTGAAGAAGTCGAAACCGAAGGCGAACAGCCAAAAGTTGAAGCGGATAAACAAGAAGATGAAGATGACGATTCAAGCCTACCGAATGGCGTAAAAAAGCGCATTGATAAAATTACTCGTCAAAAGTACGAACAGCAAGCCGAAATTAACAAACTAAAAGCCGAACTGGAAACATTCAAGGCGCAAACAGCCCCAATGCTGCAAGAGCCTGATATAAGCCAGTTTGAGGATTTAGATAGTTACGTTAAAGCTCAAGTTAAGTACGAAAAAGAGTTAGAGAAGCAAACAACGCAAAACCAACAAGCACAACAAACTCAAGCGCAAATAGTCGCCCAAGAGTGGGTTAGCAAAGTGGATAAAGTGCGTAGTGTTGCACCTGATTTTGACGAAGCTTTTAACAAAGTCGCCAGTATTGAATTTGCACCGATGGCACTTGAAGCAGTCGCACAACATCCGAAAGGCGCAGAGATTGCGTATATGTTGGGCAAGAATGTTTCGGAGGCTTATCGTATTGCCGCATTATCACCAAGCCAACAGCTTATTGCTATTGGCGAGATTGCAGCACGCACAAGCGTACCAAAACCCAAAACGGTGTCCACAGCACCCGCTCCAGTTAAACCCGTTCAAGGTGGTGCTAGCAATAGTTCGCCCCCTGCGGATATTGACGAGTGGATGAAGTGGCGAAACGACCAATTACGACAAAAGAAACGCTGAGAAGCGTTAAGAGAGCATCATCATGGCTAATAGCATTTTAACCCCTAGTATCATCACTAAAGAAGCGTTGCGCATTTTGCACGCTCAATCTAATTTTTTAACCAAAATCAACCGCCAATATGATAGCCGTTTCGCTGTCAATGGTGCAAAAATTGGTACTAACTTAGATGTTCGTTTACCCAATAAATTTACTGTGCGTACAGGTTCGACGTACAGCGCGCAAAACATGGTTGAGCGTAAAGTATCGTTGCCAGTTGCCACGATTAAAGGCGTGGATTGTACGATTACTGATACCGAATTGACCATGAGCTTGAATGATTTTAGCGAGCAGTTCCTCAAGCCTGCTATGAATCAATTGGCCTCTGACATCGAATACAGTGCAATGTTGGCCATGTATAAATCTGTGCCTAACGCTGTCGGTACTGTTTCAACACAGATTGATTACAAAAAGTTCCAACAAGCAGGTCAGAAACTCACTGAAAACCTTGCCCCATCATCTGACCGTACGTTCTTGCTAAACCCGTCTAGCCGCGTTGAGTTTAGCGATGCTGTTAAAGGCTTATTTCAAAGCTCAAGCAATATTGACGACCAATATCGTGAAGGTATGGTGGGTCGCACTGGTGGCTTTGACGTGTTTGAGAACACGATGATCCCAGTTCATACCACTGGCACTTATGGTGGCACGCCATTAACAAATGGCGCGACTCAAGGCTCTACTGGTGCTGACAATGCGTATGTAGCAACATCGGCAATCATCACAGACGGCTGGACTGTTACGACTACAGTGCTTAACGCGGGTGACACAATCACGTTTGCAGGCTGTTATGAAGTTCATCCTGAGACTAAAGTCCCGACGGGCGTATTAAAACGTTTTGTTGTAACTGCAAACACTGTAACCGATGGTTCGGGTAATTCAACAATCACTGTGTCGCCTGGTGTTATCGCTGGTGGTGCTTATCAAAACTGTTCTAATCGTATCGCTGACGGTTCTGCCATTGTTGTGCTTGGGACTTCTGCAACTGCCTACGGTCAAAACTTGGCATTTCACAAAGATGCGTTTACTTTCGTGTCGGCTGATTTGGACATTCCGAAAGGCGTGGACATGGCAGCCCGTGAGCGTTTCGGCAATATCTCTATGCGCTTTGTGCGTTGGTTCGATGGCGATAACGGCCAATGGAAAAGCCGTTTTGACATCTTGCATGGCATGGCTGCGTTATATCCTGAGTTGGCGTGTCGTTTAGTTCATCAATTGTAATTCTCCCATGACTCAAGGATGAGTCACTCTTTTATGTAGGTGTAGCATGGTCACTGCTGATTTAATTCGCGCCACGCTGCGCTTAATAGGTGCTATTTCCTCTAGTGAAACACCTGCGGCTGACGAGTCTAGCGATGCGCTGGAAGCGTTGAATTTGATGCTCGGCTCATGGGGTGCGTCTCGCTTCTTATCTGCGTCAACTGGCAAAGTCACTCACACTTGCAACGGCTCAACGTCTTATACCATCGGTGTTGGCGGTGACATTAACACCACGCGCCCTACTGCTATTTATAACGCGCACTGGACAAGTGGCGGCCAAGACTACCCTTTGTCGTTTTTAGATTATTCTGATTATCAAGATATTGGTATTAAAAATATCGGCTCAATTCCAGAATATATCGTATTAAAACCTGATAACCCTCTATCGACTATTTATCTTTTTCCCGTACCTGCCAATGGCACTTTGACGCTAGACAACATTAGACCCGCTACTGATTTAACATTAGCCGACGATTTGCCTTATCCGCCTGAGTGGATTCGCGCAATGAAATTCAACTTGGCTGTTGAGATTAGTCCTGAGTTTGGATTTACTGTATCGCCTGAATTGGCACTAATGGCGCAAGAGTCAAAAGCTATTGTCATGCGGTCTATGGTGTCAGTACCACTTGCGCGATTTGACGCATTATTACCAAACGGCATGAAGCAATCAGGCTCTAAAACATTCATTATGGGCGGTGGATTTTAATGAAATTCAACTTTCTAGGCGGTCAACACAAAGGGTTTAGCGCAAACCAAAACACACAAGAAACAGTCAATATGTTTCTTGAAGTTGACCTGTCAGAAGAAAACAAACTGACTTTATATCGCGTTGACGGCAAACTAGCATTTCTAACTTTGCCGACTGCCCCTATTTACGGAATGGCCGAGTTCAGAGGCGTGTTGTATGTGGTTGCAGGAGCGTACCTTTACAAAGTATTAAACGACTTTAGCTACACGACAATTGGCGCGGTTGATTTAGAGTTTGATACTACTATCGCGGCCAACAATGCGGGTCAAGTCTGCTTTAATAGCGGCGTAAAAAATAAGGCTTATGTCTATAACACCTCAACACTGGCACTATCTCAAATAACAGACCCTGCTTTCTACGGCTCGCCACGGGTTGATTATTTAGACGGCTATGGCGTATTTGTGCGCCCCAATACACAACAGTTTTATATATCCGCGCTTAACGACTTTACCATTTTTGACGCACTAGACTTTGCGAGCGACGAAGCTGACCCCGACAATCTAGTAACGCATATTGTTGATCATCAAGAATTGATTTTGTTTGGCGAGCGCGTTACGACTGTATGGTTTGATAGCGGCGATGCGACATTCCCACTATCGCGGCGTGAAGGCGCGACGATGGAAGTCGGGTGCGCTGCGGCGTTAAGTGTTGCCAAGCTTGATAACACAGTATTCTTTCTTGGTCGCACAAGCCATGGGCATGGCCTTGTTTACAAGCTCAATCAATACACGCCACAGATCATCTCTAATCGCGGTATTGAGTATCTTATTAATTCGCTAACTCGCATTGATGATGCGCTTGCTTATACATATCAGAAAAACGGCCATAGTTTTTATGTGCTAACTTTTCCGACTGATAACAAAACCTTAGTTTATGATGCGTCAATTGGCGACAACGATATGGCTTGGTCAGTGCGTGAAACATACAGTCTAGGCCGTGACCGCGCATCGTGTTATGCGTTCGCGTTCGGTAAGCATCTAGTCGGTGATTTTGTTAGTGGCGTGCTTTATGAGTTAGATGATGAGACGCACACCGATGGCGGATTGCCAATAGTTTGGAGTCGCACGACAGCGCATATTATCAGCGACTATAAGCGCGTAAGGCACAATGAAGTGGTGCTTAACTTTCAAACGGGCGTAGGGCTTGAAGATGGTAGCGACCCGCTATGCTATCTGACGTATAGCGACGATGGCGGCCATAGTTACATCACACCACGTGAAGCCAGTCTAGGTGTTATTGGTCAACGTAAAAACCGTACAATGTGGGCAAGGCTTGGCAGCTCACGCGACAGGGTTTATAAAGTGTTCGGTAGCGCACCTGTTAAAACCGTGTTAATGAGTGGTTTTATTGATGTTAAAGTTGGGTCAACATGAGTACTGTCCCATCACCAATGCCTATTTTTACAACATTGACTCGTGCTGAAAGGACGTGGTTATATCAGTTGTGGCAGGGCATGGGCGGCACAACAACGGCATATACTGACTTTACAGCCGATATAGCGGCTTTGGATTCGCGTGTTGACGTACTAGAAACAAACCAAGTTTTAACAAAGCAGACGATTGTTGACGTAGGCTCTACTTATATTCAAGATGCGGTTATCAATGTTATTGATGCTGATATAACGACAAGTTCGTTAGTTATGGCACAAATAACGCCAGTGGGTGCGTCATACACAAGACCCGAAGAAGAAGTAATTTACGAAAGAATCATTCTGTTTTGCACGCCAAAAGCTGGCAGTGTAGACTTTTACATCAATCCTGAGCGTGGCCACATCAAAGGCCAATATCTCATTAATTATACGGTGGCTTTATGACTGGGCGCGTAACGATTGTAAACAGTAGTGAAGTCGAGGTCGTACTTGCTACAAGCGCTTTGCAGACTTCGGCAAATGCAAGCCTAACAGCTATGGACGCTACCCTTTCAAACTTGGATGATAAACTTGATGATTATCTTGACATAGCACGCGGGTTTTATCCGACAATCTCACACGTTAATAAGTTTGGGCGCAATGCCGATGTTGACGCGGGTACAGAAGATTTGTGGGCGCAAGGTGGATTGTATGTTCAAGCAACAGCGGAAAGTGTTGTCAATTTTGCATCGTCTAGCGCGTTAGATACTGCGGCTGGTACGGGCGCAAGAACGGTTACTATCACAGGTATTGATGGTAGCAATAATGAAGTAAGCGAAACGATTACATTGTTAGGCGCGACTAACGTGCCTACAGCGAATAGCTATATTTTTATCAGTCGTGCATTGGTAGCAACGGCAGGTAGCGGCGCGGCCAATGCTGGTACGATTACGGGCACTGCAACAGGTGGTGGTTTGCCTTTGCTGATTAGTATTGCAATCGGTATCAATCAAAGTCAATTAGGCTTATATCTGATACCCACAGGCAAGACGGGTTACCTCACTAATTGGGGCGCGTCTTTCTATTCAGCAACGGCAGGGGCGCAAGTTGAAGTTAGGCTAATGGTCAAGCCTAGCGGTGGCGTGTTCAACATGAAAGACAATGTTCATCTATTCACGGGCGGTGCAACGGCGTTTATGAAGTCAAAACAACCACCGATTAAATGCCCTGCCTTGTCGCTGATTAAAATGCAGGTAGTGACTACTAACGCGAATAATGACGTTAGCGGTAACTTTGATTTAGTGTTAATCTAAAGCGTATTTAGAGTGATTATGATATGACTCACGAACAAAGCCTACACGCGCATTTAATCAGCTTAAAGTTATCTGATTGTTCAATCAATTGGCTGTTGATTGTGTGGCGTATGATGCAGACATTCGATGATTTTGCAGACCATGATGAAGTCACACGCAATAGATTAGACACTCTTATTTTTGACTCATTCGTGAGTTATGCCAGCCATCCGTTTTATCTAACGCACTATCAACAATTAACGCCAATTTGTGCCAATGTTTTTTTTAAGTGGAAGGCTTCTGACACGGCTGAACGCGCTGGCTTTGTTAGTGAAACATCATTTGTGTGGCGTGCGGCGTTTTACGATTTGATTATTGCGGCGATGTTTATCGAGTTGGGCAAAGAATACACAACAGAAAATAGTCATTTAATAATGTCGTTGTACGGTGAAACGTATAGCGATTATGTAGGGGAGTTTAATCATGCCTAACCCAATGGTGGCAATGACTGGCGGATCGTTAGCTAGCGGCGCATATAACGCAAATCAAGCTCAAAAGGGCGCAAAGGCGCAAATTGAGGCTGGTGATCGTGCGGCAATAATGGAGCAACAATCAGCCGACAAACAACTAGAATTACAACGTGAGATTTGGGAAAAGCAGCAAGCCGACTATAAAGACTATTTAGATCAAGGCACTTGGGGTATCAATCGTCTAGGCGATTTAATGCGTAATCAGAGTGCTACGCCGCAAGTGCAAAAAACAGCACAAACTGGCGGGGTATTATCAAACCTTAATAATGTGAATTGGAATAAAGGTAACGGTTTTACATCTGCACCCGCAAAAACATCACAGCCCGTCAACCCGTTAATCCCTAATTATGATGTATTTAATACTGTTCCTGATTTTAGTATGCCTGTTTCACAACAAGCACAGGCGCAGGCGCAGGCTAAACCACTAACACAGACACAGACACAGACACAGACACCACAGTATCAAAACAATGCAAATGGTGGTTTTCTTAATAACCCGTTTGATAGTTATCTTGCAAGCAAGGGCGTTTCTAATAAATTTGACCCTTCTAACACAAGGCTTGCTAGTTTAATGAGTCAAGGCAGCGGCCAACTTAATAACCCATTTGACACTTATCTTGCAAGCAAAGGGTTGGCAGGTGGTAAATTTGACACTAACAATCCTGCTTATCAGTTTCAGTTGAAACAAGGTCAACAAGCATTAGACCGTTCAAGCGCGGCGCGTGGTATGGGTTATAGCGGCGCACAAATGAAAGCGTCTCAAGAATACGGTCAAGGATTGGCAAGTCAGCAATACGACAAAGAATACAATCGAGCATCTGGTGAGTTTGGCGACTATTATCGATTGGCTGGCAATGAATATGACCGAGCGAATCAGCAATACACTAATGAATACAATCGAGCATCTGGTGAATTTGGCGACTACTTCAATCGTTTAGCAGGGCTGTCACAAGGAGGCCAACAGGCGGCTGGTTCAATGGCACAGGCAGGCAGTCAGTACGCTAATAACGCTAGTAACACGTTTGGCAATCTATCAAATGCACAGACTAACATTTTAGGCCAACAAGCCAACGCTCGCGCAAGCGGCTATGCAGGACAAGCTAATGCCGTGACTGGCGGCTTAAATAGCCTGACAAACCTTTATGGCATGAGTAAATGGGGTAAATAATGGCTTTTCAAATTGACCCGAACATTCCGCTGCAAGCTGGCAAAGTCCAGTTTGACCCTGCATCTATTCTCATGCAAGCGCAGCAAAACGGGCTTGCTTTAGAGAAGCATCGCTTTGAAATGCAAAAGCTGCGCGAGGATTACGACTTAGCGAAAGAAAAGCGCAAGCAAGAAAAAGCCATGCAAATGGGTACGGCTTCGGACTTGGCAAGGATTACGGAAGGAACTCCTGCACAGTACGCGCCTCAACGCTTCGAGCAACAGCCACAACGCGGTCAAATGCCACAGGGCATGACTGGCGTGATGATGCGCGAACAAGGCCAACGAATGCCACAACCTCAAGCCTTTGGCGAGGAAATCTTACAAGGTAACTTTAATCCGAATGGCGGCGGTGAAGTTACGCAAGAAGCGGTTGCAGGTAGACGGCCGACTTATGCTGAAATGCTGGCTATTGGCTTAAAACAGGCAATGTTGACTAAAAATCAGGATGAGATATTCAAATACGCTAAGGCATTGCAAGAAACTGAAAAACAGGCTGCTAAATGGGGCATGAACCCAACAAAAGGGATTAACCCTCAAACGGGACAGCCCGACTATTTTACAACGAATGAATTAGGTCAAAAACAGTTTCTAGGTGTTACACCTTATGAGACGCCGAAAGATGCAAAGCCAACGCCTGTAACGCGAAACGGCCAACCTGTCACAGTAAAAGTACCAAGCACGAATGAAGTTAAAATCCTTATGAGTGATGGCACTTATTCGAGCGGCGGAAGTATTCCAACACCAAGAGCTACAGCGGATGATGATGGTCAAAGTGCGTTTACACCTGCCGCAATAGATAACGCGGCGGCAAGGTACAATATTGATGGCACATTACCGCCAATGGGCATGGGTAAAGGTGGCAGTGCTGCACGCTCTCAAATACTTAATCGCGCGGCTGAGTTGGTTAGCGGGGTTAGTGGTACTGACCAACGCGTGAATCAACTAACGACTAAGGCTAGTGCGAGTACATTGTTGCAGTTAAAGAAAACCAAAACAATGATCAAAGCGTTTGAAGAAATGGCTAATAAAAACGCCGATATTGCATTAGAAATGTCGGCAAAAGTTGACAGAAGCGGCACTCCTGTTGTTAACCGTTGGTTCTTAGCTGCTAACAATAAAATAGCTGGCGATGTTGATACTGCTACCTTTAACACTGCTGTTAATGTTTTCGCTAATGAATACGCCAAAATCATGTCAGGAAGCATGGGTAATACGCCTGTTTCTGATAGCGCAAGAAAAGAAGCACACGAAATTCTTAACACTGCTCAAACGCCTGCACAGTTACAAGCTAACATTAAGCTATTGCAACGTGAAATGAAAAATAGACTTATTGGGCTAGATGAGTCTGAGGCTGAATTAATTCAACAGATGAAGGGCGGAAAAAAAGAAGATTCTCACGGCGGCAGTGACAGTAAAGACCCTTACGCAATCACTAAAGGCATGAATCCTAAACGTGTTGATTATTTGATGAGTCATAAACAATTAGTCGAAATGAAAGATTACGAAGGCGCGAAAATATTAACCGAAATGTATCTTAAAGGTGGTGCTAAATGAGTGAATATTCTGATTTTGTAGAATCGCGCAAGGCTAAAAAGGATAGCGAATATCAGGCTTTTGTTAAGTCTCGTTTAGCTGAAAAACAAAATATACCCTCTAATGCTGCTGTTGCTGCCTCGTCTGCCGTGAAGGGTGTAGCGTCAATTCCTGATATGTTTATTAACGCCGCGCCAAATTTAATAGGCTTAGGAATGGCTGGCACTGGTTTTGTGTCGAATGAGTTGGCCGATGTGGTCGGGCGCGATAATGGTTTAGGCCGCTATCTTTCGAGAGTCAATGAGTTGGCAAACACAGGGCTAGCAAACTTTCAATCAACACCTAGTATTGTTAATCGTACAGCGCGTTCGGCATTGCCTATTGCTGACCCACAAACATCAGGTCAACGTATCATGGACTGGGGCGTGCAAACAGCTACAGGCACTCTCATGAATCCGTCTGCTGGTGCTAAAGGCATGGCGTTAAATGCGTTAAAACTAGGCGCGGCTGGTACGGTTGGCGGTGTTGTGGCTGAGAAAACAGGCTCTCCGATTGCAGGTATTGCTGCGAGTATTGCCGCTCCTGTTGCGGTGGGTGCTATCGGTAGTCGATTAAATAGAATCCCTCAATCCGTTACGGCAACAGGGCGCGAAAATGTAGCAGGCCGTCAATTATTAAACTCGGTTGCTGACCCTAAAAAGGCTATTGATGCGTTAGAAAATGCCCCACGCCCTGCGGTTTCAGGTTCTAAAGCAACAAGCGGCCAAGTAGTAGCACAGACAACAGGCGACACAGGACTACTCAAGGCTGAGGATGTGCTGCGGCAACGTATCGGTGTGGCTGACGACATTAACCAACGTTACGCGGCTAATGCTGAGGCTAGACGACAACAATTATTAAGAATGATGCGTGACCCTGACTCTGCGCCAAACGTGGTTAAAATGGCGCGTGATGAGATTACTAAATTATCGCAACAACAAGCCAAAATGACCAATGAGGCGGCGCGTCGTCAACAAACTTCAATGCTTGACTTAGGCGTGAACACTAGCGCGGATGATGCGGCTCAACGATTAGCGGCGGTTAGCGACCCGATTGTTGCGGCTAAGAAGTTAGATATTAGTAATAAGTTTGATGTTGACCCATTCGGCGAGGTTGTCGCCTTGCGGATTCCTGCTAAGAAAATCGAAAGTGTTTTAGATGAGGCTTACGGCGGATTGTCGGTTGGTCAAGATAGCAAAGTGCGAACTGCGTTAAAACTAATCAATGAAGCGGCTGGCAAAAACAAGGCCGCTAAAGACATTCCAGAATTAAATGCTATCCGTCCTGAAGTGCCAAAAGTACCTACGTTTAACCGTACTGTTGTTAATCCACAACTAGACGACATGCTAACGGCAGTTGCAAAGTACGGCGGTATTAGTTGGGCTGAGGCTAACCGTTTAAATATAAAAGGCGGTGATAGAAAATTATATGGTATGGGGGGATTGCGTCCATTCAAGGCAGAAGGCCAAGGTGGTTTAACATCTGACGAGATGGCAATACGTTTGCAGCAAGACGGCTACCCTGTTGATATGCTAGACGATGCTTTGCAAGGGTACAAAGTTTATGCGCCCCAAGGCCATGAGTTGATGGCAGCTCGCGCCGATGCTGAACGTAATCTCGAGTTATTTAACGAACAGTTAAAGCTTAATCCTGATTTGCTTGGCTCAACCATGAGCTATAAGCAAATGCGCGAAATAGAGAAGCGTATAGGCGCAATGCAACGTGCGGCGTATCGTGACCCTGAGCAAGCGGCGGATGCTGCGGTATTAACCCAATTAAAACACCTGATTCGCGGCTCTATGGATGATGGCGTAAAGAATGGCAATGTACCTAAAGACATTTACGATAACTACAAAATAGCCATGAAGGCTCACGCTGATTTTAAGCAACAGCATGATCAAGGCGTGGCGGCTGATTTATTAAAAAATGGCTTTGAGCGCCGAGGAAAGAACCTTGCAAATGTGCCGAATAAAATGCTATCCACTCGTGAAGGGTTGGATTCATTTAAAAAGGCTATGGGCGGAGAAGCTGAGGCGCGTCAAGCGTTAAGCGATAGATTAGCTACCACATTTAGAGAGTCGGTGCTGATTCCATCCACAGGCGGCACAAAGTCAAACTGGCAAGAAGCGGCTATCAAATGGCAAAGTGCTAATAAACTGGCTCTTGATGAATTTCCAAACTTACGGGCGGCGGTTACTGATTCAATCCGAAAATCTAAAACAGTTGACGAAATGGCGATGCGATTTGAGCAAGACACTAAGAAAATGCTCAATAGCGGTGGTCGGCTTTTCGACAATCAGAAAGACCCTAGCGCGGTTATTGACTCGTTTCTTGCGTCAAAATCACGTTTAGCAGACAGTCAATTTATCGTAAAAATGGCCAACGATTCGCCACAATTTAAAACTTCTTTACGCGGTGCGATTGCCGAAAAAGTATCGGGCATGAATAACGCCAAAACAATCGAATTTATCGAAAACAAAGCAAACCGTGAGTTAATTAAGGGATTGTTTGGTGATACTGTTCTCAAAAAGTTTGACCGTGTTTTAGTTGATGCTAAACGCGACAGACTAGGCTCTACACTCGGCGGCGTTAGCGGCTCTCAAACCTTCGGGCGCGGCGCGACAGATAAGCTAATGAACCAAAGCGTGTGGAAGTTAGACACGGCTGGCGGCACGCTTGGCGCGGCTTTGGGTGCATTACTCGGTGGTGGTGTTGGTGGCACTGCTGGCGCGGCATTAGGCGGCGCGTCAACGGCACATTTAGTTAAAATGATGAACATGAAACAGAACGCGACAACATCCAAGGCGATGCTTGACCCTAAATACGGCGCGGAACTGCTTAAAAAACAACTTGTGCCGACTCCGTACAAAGCCAATTCATTGGGTGCGCTTATGAAGTATGCCGCGCCTTCAACCATTCCATCACAAGATAAGGGCAAAAAATAATGGCATACTCTCTATCACCGTGGCTCAAGCCTCGCTTCTTTATCACTGGCACGAATCGCCCGCTTGCTGGCGGTTTGATGTACACATACCTCGCAGGCACAACAACCAACGCGACAACGTATAGCAACGATACAGGCACAACAAACACAAACCCGATTGTGTTAAACAGTGACGGCGAGTGTGATTTATATCTTGATGACTCTGTTAGCTATCGCTTTATTTTGAAAAACGCGGCAGGGGTTACACAGTTTGACAAAGACCGTGTAGCAAGCATTGGAAACACTCAAGTTCAATCGTTTGACAGTGTCGCGGCTTTGCGGCTCAGAAGCGGCACGACTACGGCTAATGCTGCAAAAACGCTAGGCTATTATGCGGCAGGTGATGGCGGTGGAAATGCGTTTTATTATGACACTACAAGCACCGCCACGGACAACGGCGGCACAATCATCAAGCCTACGAGCGTAAGCGGTGCAGGTCGTTGGCTTGCTGTTAATACCGATACTGTTAGCATTGCTCAGTTCGGAGCAGTTGCAGGAAACTCAACGCCACAGCAGTCATTTATCAATGCTGCCGCTACTTACTGTCGAAATACATCTAAAAAGCTGTTTTTAGGTATCGGTGATTATCGCGTAACAGCCGAATGTGACTTGTCAGACATTAAGTATATAGATGGCTCTCAATCGTTTATCATTGCGGAAAATGGTGCTTATGCTGCGGTAAAAATTGGCGGGTCTAGCAACACATTCAATGATGCAAATATTTACGTTAGAGTAAAAAACCTGAGTGACTTATCAAACACTAGCGGCAATTTAGGAATTAAACTGCTATCAATAAACAATAGCAAGATGCGAATTTATGCTCGCGGGTTTAATACAGGGCTGTATTTTGACGGAACAACGGCACTGCGAGTTTACGTCAGCAATCAAATTACTGTTGACCAACTTTATAATAACGGCAATCAAGTTTATTTTGATATGTCTGGCAATAGTTACGCTGTTAAAAACCAATTTATAGGCGGCTCTTATTATATCGGCACTAATCAAAAAGTTGCGGGTCGCGGCACTGTAAAATTAACACTAGCAGGCAGTGGATTAGTGTCTGATACTTTGTTTATGTCTTCTGAAATAACCGTAAACGGCGGTTCGTACGACGCTGATCAAGCCGTTATGGTTTATGCGGATTTAAACACAACGTGGGCAATCAACACTATTGAGTTTAAGGATTGTCGATATGAAGGCAACGGCACATTTGCGACAGACCCAATTGCAGTAAAAATCAACACGACAACCGCAGGTCGTCTTGGCGTATCTATTGAGCTGTCGGGTTCTGTTGACGCTAGTACACTGCAAGTGTCCGTTCCTGAGGTTAAATTCAATCGTGTGATTATGAAACAAGCCAACGTTCGCCCAAGCGACACGGCATTCCCGCAGTTTATTCAACCAACAAAAAC